TCTCGGTGTTAGGTCGCATAAGGGAAGGCACTCCTTATGAATGACATAAACGTAAGTAATAATGGTCTATATATCCCCTATTCCTGAGGCTATAGGTTGCTGTCCTGGCCAGGAGGTTTGCATAAGCCTCTGGAGAATAGGTCCTCACCATCTGATTTCCATCTTTGTCCAGCTTAGGCTTCCCATCAGGGCCTTTCAGGGGCACCTCTACTGGCTCCTTTAGGAAGGTAGTGATGGTCTCCTGCATGCCCTTAGCTATGACTCCAGGCTCTGTGCCTGAGTGGATCTGATCAGTGACCCTCTTTGTCAGAATAGTGGCCAGCTTATCATTATACTCATGCACTGGCTTCATAGAGCTGATGAGATATTTCACCTGCTCATTAGGGTCAGGACCTCCCAGGGTGATCCTCTCCTTCCCTTTGGAAGACTCCCACATGGCCACTGACTGGCCCCTGGCATAGCTCTTCACCAGGTTATCTATGGTGGCTTTATCCAGCTCCACCACCAGACCAGCCCTGAGCTTATCGAATTGCTTTTCTATCTTCACATCTGGCTTCTTTCCAGATGGAGCTTTAGATGGCCCTCCTGCAGGAGGGGTGGATGGGGCTCCTGCAGGAGGTGTGGAGGTCTTTCCTGCAGGAGGGGTGGACTGCTTCTGGATCTGCTGCTTCTCTATCATGTTTATGGTGAGATTAGCAGCACCTCTGAGTGGTGATTCAGGAGGCTCACTTATGGCCAGCTTTACCACATCACTGTCCTTTAAATAGCCCTTCTGCTGGGCATTAAAAAGGAGCTGGGCTATAGCTTTAGGCTCTGCAGTCAGATCCACCTTCTGGACATAACCAGCCTGGATCTCTGAGGCCAGGGTCTGGACTGCTGGATCATCTTTGTATTTGGTGAATACTGACTCATTGAGGAGGCCCAGGATGTAATTTCTCCTCAATTCCTGCAAAGTAGGGAGGGGCATGGGCACCTCACTTCTTTGCACTCTTTCTGGGCTTCTTTACCTCATCAGGCTCAGGCCCAGGCTCTTCCATGCTCTGAAGGATCTCAATGGCCCCATCTGCAAAGGATTTGACTGCCTGGTTATACTCATTGATCAGGGAGGTCTCCAGGCCCAGCTCTACAGGGGCCAGGGCTGACCTGGCAGCCTCTCCTTCATGGTGATGTATCTGCCTATGCAGATCCTCATCAGTCATGTAGGTAAACATCTGGCTCTGCTCACCAGGTTTAGGCTTCTGCTTCTTTTCCTCTCCTTCTTCCCCTTCCTCTTCCTTCTCCTGGCCCTTCTTATCAGGCTGCTTCTGCCCCTGCTGGCCCTGGCTCTGTCCCTGGCCAAAGCCTCCACCCAGTAGGCCCTCCAGAGGGTTAGCTGCAGGCTGCTTGAATTCATCTCCATCATCTACAGGAGGCATCCCCAGGATGGCCCTGGCTTCATTCTTGGTGAGAAGGCCCTTATCATAGGCATCTCCAGCCAGGGTGATCTGCAGCTTCTTCACCTCCAGCTCTGCCTTCAGGGTCTCAGTGTCATTGACTTTGTACTTCAGGAGGAGGTTATCAAAATCAGCCTCAGTGTAATCCATGCCCCTGGCTTTCATCTCAGCTCTGAGGAAGTCCTCAATGGTGGACTCTATGCACTTCAGGAGCCCTCCACCTATAGAGGTCATGAATTCCCTGGTGATGTAGCCTATGGCATAGGTAGAGCCACTCTCATAGCCAAAGAGGGAGAGGGGCACACCCAGGGCACTGCAGATGGACATGTCACACTTTTTCACCACTTCCAGATATTTGGGCTCTGCAGGCAGGCCTCCCTTCTGATCTATAACCACATTATTGCCATGAATCCACATGTGGTCAGTCTCTATGGGCACTTCCTGGCCATAGGTGGGAGAGGTGATGTCAGAATCAGTATAGTAGAGCTTCTTTTTAAACTCCTCAAAGATCTCATTAGCAGCATCCCTGGCCTGCTTCAACCTGTCATTATTGGACCCCTGATAATTCATCAGGTTCATGACCTCTGAGAGGTCCAGGGAGGCATCCCACCTGGGCATGCCTGTCCTGGACCATCTCAGGAAGTCCAGGTTAAGAGCCAGCTTCAGCTTCAGGACAAATAGCAGGCTCTCAAAGGGGCTGATGCCCCAGATGCCATAGGTGTCCCTGCCAAAGATGTCCCTCTGATAATTACCCTGGGACATCATGGAGAAATGCAGGACCTCCTCTGCAGGCAGCCTCACCCTGGCCTCTCCCACCTTCTGGGCCACAGTTGGCACAGTGGTGGTGGGAGTGCCCTGGGAGGTCTGGATTACAGGCTGCAGTGAGGGCTTTGTGATCTGCTCCTTTGTCCTCTCACCTACCAGGTAGGTCTCCTTTTTCCTGATGACCTGGTTATTCTCTGGGTCACTCTCATAGGCCTTATCCACTATGGTGACTGCATAGGTGGGCAGCAGCTCCACCTGCTCTATATCCCTGGATGTCTTCCTATAGAGCCTCCAGATCACATCTCCATTCTTTATCAGCCCTCTCACTATCTCAGGCAGGTTAGTGCTGAAATGCAGCTCTCCCAGGATAGTCTCCACATCAGTCAGGAAGTCCTCCCTGCTGGGAGTATAGCCCTCTTTGAATGCAGGCCCCTCATAAGAATTCAGGACTGAAAAGGTGATCATCTGCAGGGCCACACCCAGCTCAGGGTCCAGCCTGGGCATTATATCATAAATGACATACTTATTAGTCCTGGCTGGATCTGCCACCAGGAAGGTTTTTAGGTCATTTATCATCATCTGATAAAAGGAAATGGAGGTCTGAGTGCTCTGAGCATGAAACTCCACTGTAGGCCTAATATCATGAGTTTTCAGGTCAGAAGCTCCTATTTTCTTTGTCCTCTGGGTCATAGAAGCTATTTAAGAGCCATTACTCATATAAAAACTATGGGTCTTATGTTAATCTAGGAAAAGACTGCTTAAAAATGGTTAAAAAAGGTGAAATGTGCTTTATAGAGGGGCTATGGGATCTTAACCCCATTATAGATGCCCACTCCATTGGTGAGGAGGATCTTATCTCCAGAGCCTACAGGGACATCCAGATCCAGGGTGGAAGTGCCTCCTCCATCGATGGCCAGGACATAGGGCATGGTCAGAAGATCAGTCCAGTGGATCTGAGTGCCATTCTTTGTCTCCTTTACCAGCCTAAGGCCTCCCACATCCATACTGACCAGTCCAGGGTTATAGAAAGTGACCTGTTGGGTGGTGTTATTGAATATCATGACCATCTCAGGGTGGCTCACTCCATCTATGCCAGCATAGCCCAGGGCTGCAGAGCCTCCAAAGTTTGCACTGATCCAGGCATCCCATCCAAAACTAGGAGCAGGGATCTCCATCCCAGGGGCACCTATACCATCAGAGGGACCATCACCAGGCATGTGGCCATCAGCTCCAGAGAGCCATCCAGGGACAGAGACCTCAGCTCCAGGGGCACCTACTCCAGCACCACCAAAGTCTCCAAAACCCCAGCCATCACCCAGGCCTCCAAAGCCTCCAAAGCCTCCACCTATGCCACCCATTCCTCCATCTCCACCAGGGCCATCCTGAGCCCCAGCCATGCCCACCAGGGACATGGCAATGATTACCAGCACTGCAATCAATGTCTTCATCTTCTCACTCTCCTATCTTGAAATAGCCAGCAAAAGGCTTCTGCCCAGGTCTAGCATCAGTGACCTTGAAGGGCTCCACCATCTTTCCCTCTGCCAGCCTCTGCTCATTTCTCCACTGCAGGAGCAGCTCTGGGTCCCTGCCCATCTTCTGGACAAACTGCAGCCAGGTCATCTGCTGGCCAGAGGCTGTGATGTACTTGATTCTGTAATTCCTCATAGTCCTGAGGGCACCATAATCTCCTATCTTCCCAGTGGGAGTGTCAGAGCCCACACCAGTGAAGGCAATGCACTTCAGGAAGTCAGCTCCAGCATCCACATCTGGCTCATAGGTCACTTCTGCCACAGCAGCACAGTCCTTACAGATCAGGAAGAATCTGCTTCCACCCTGCTCCTTTGGCAGGGGCACTCTGGTGAAATAGCCTTCCCATCCACATTCAGGGCAGATGCCCATCTTATCAGATAATCTCTCTATAGGATTTGCCATAGTAATCCTCCAGTACTCCCATAGTTGCCATAAGAGATATAAAACTTATGGTAGGGTCATCTTTCCCTTTGATCTCTTCTCCAGGCCTATCTGATGGTCCAGGTAGAAATTAATGGCATCACAGATGACCTGGCTCTGCTGATAGACACTGCCCCTCCTGATGACTGCATAGTTCTTCAGCCTCCTGTGAGTACGTCCATCCAGCTTCACAGAGGTCTGGACATAGGCCTTCTCAGTCACTGAGAGCCTCCTCTCCCACAAACTTCTCCAGCATGGCCTGCAGCAGGTCCAGGATCTCTCCCTCCTGATCATCTGCAGAAGAAAACTGCTCCCAGGACTTCCCAAAGAGGTCCAGCATAGCAGCCTCCCTGACCTCCACTGCATGGGTCAGGGCCTGGGAAGTGGTCCCTCTGAAAGAGGGATCATCCCTGGCCTTCTTCCACTCCTTCACCCTCTCCAGGAGCTTATAGGCATCAGCACTCACTGGCCCATCACCTTCTCCATAACTTTGTTAAAGCCAGGGTCATGGGCTTCAAAGCCTTCCATAGGCACTATGAAAAAAGTCACCATCCTATGACCACCAGGGGCATCCTGGTAGTCAAAGAGCAGCAGGACTTTCTTCTCCTGCAGGAGGGCCTCTGCAGTCTCCAGGACCTGGGCCATGATGCCCAGCTCTTCTATATGGAGGAGGCTATAACCCTGGCCTTTCTGCAGGAGCTGGGCCAGGTCTTCATATCCCTGGGCCTGCCTGCCTGAGAGTGGCCACTCATAGAAGAGAGCATTCCCCTTCCCTGTGACCAGCCCCAGCCAGGAGATCCCCTCTCTGAGCTTCCCCATAACCTCATCAAAGCCCTCCTTCTCTCCCTTCTTTATAGGATGGAGAGCTATCACATTGACAGCCCCTGTCTTCAAATCAGTCAGGAGCTTAGCTTTATCAGCTTCAGAAATAGCCATAATGCTCACTCCATTCCTGGACTGAGCTTCCATAGTATTTATGGCTTTGGCCTAAAAAAGTGGTAGGGCTGCCCTACCAGTGGATCATCTGGACATCAAAGGCCCTGCCATAGGCAAAGTGAGGATAAGACACATCCACCACCTTATAGGATTTGTATGAACCTAACTTTTTGCTCCCAAGATGAGTAGCTTCAGCCAGGTCAATAGCCTCCTGCAGGGTGTGAGCCACCACCACATCCAGACCCTTCAGCCAGTCAGAATCTCCCTCCTCTATATACCTCCTCAGGACAAAGACCTTCATTGTATCTGGGTTTTTAGCTTCTTCCTCAGTCATTTCTATATCGGATGGTTTTATTATTCTCTTCAAATCGCTTCCTGTTGGTTCAACGATACCACACATATTCCTTTTCACTCCCTATGTCCCATAACTTTTATGGCTGGGACTTAAGCCCCAGAGACCTTTTACCTATTTAAAAATATCCAGTAAAGTATTTTATTGTAATCATCGATCATGCAGGAGACATGAAAAACATCCCTGGGGCCTGTGCTATGTTCATCCTGCCAGCCTGTGCCTCCATGTGGACTATGGGAAGGCCCAGAGAAGTGAATCCCTCACCATGATGGTCAGTACCTTCCACAATGCTGAGATCTCCCTGGACAGCATTCAGGGACCTAACCTGCCTATCATCATCTACCAGGTGGAGCCTGCCTGAGCTGAGCACAGTGTCCAGCTCTATGCCTATCCTGGTCTTCATCTCCCTATTGATGGTGATGGGCTGCAGATTGAAGATGGTGGCTGTCTCTTCTCCCTGATTCCCCAGCTCTTCACACTGGGCCAGCTCTCCATGAGTGTTATCACCATAGACCACTCCTATGCCAAAGAAATTGACTGCCTTATTTATGTAGGTAAATTGAGAGTAGCCAGTGTCTGGGTCTGGCACTGCATAGTCCACATGGTCAAACCACTTAGACAGGAGCTGGAAGTAGTGTCTATTTTGGTACTGCAGCACTACAAAGTGGGCAGGGTGGACCTTCTTTCCAGGGTCATAGCCTGCTATGATCTGCTTCCCTGACCAGATAAACTCTGGGACCTGCCTGGTGGCAAAGTCCAAATTCCTCATATTTTGATCAGGAATTATTTTAATGTGGCTAAAATAACTGGTGGCACTGCTCCTGGGCTGGCACATATACTCCTGCTCAAAGAGGGAGATGGTGCCTCCCTGCATCCTGACCTTCCTGGACCTCCTCATCTCATAGAGCTTCTCCAGGGAATACATCTCTGGCCAAAGAGGGACCTCCTGGCCATCCTTATGCATAATGGCCCTCTCATAGAGATAGGAGGGGCTGCCATCAGGCCTGGTGAAGGCCCTGAGGATATTAGGGTCATAGAAGAAGTCCACCTCTGTCTGGGGTGTGCCTATGACATGGAGCTGGCCCTGCTCATAGGGGCTGTCCACAGGGATGCTCATGACTGTGCCTGTAAAGAGCTGGTTAATCTCAAAGATGCCTGTGGGAGCTGTGATGCTCTTAGGGTCCTTAAAGGGATCATCCACATAGACCCTCTCAGAGTGGCCTCCTCTGAGGCCCTCCAGCATGCCAAAGGTCCTGACTCTGTATTTATGCTTTCCAGCATCCCAGGTCCAGGTAGCCAGGGTCTCAGCATCCTTCTTATGGTCTGACAGGCCCAGGGCTGGCATAACTGAATTGACCACCAGCTCCTTAATCTGCAGGATGTGCTCATCAGCCAGATTCTTCTTATAGGAGCCATAAAGGACCCTGAAATCCCTGGTGGTGTGGATGGGGTCTATCAGAGGCAGGAATTTGTACCTCCAGAGGTCCCAGAGCACCAGGTCATAGAATCTCATGGACTTAAAATGAGCCCTGGGTCCCACATAGAGGGTCCAGTTATTCTGCATGAGGAAGTCACACATCCTCCAGATGTACTGACCTGCAGTGAAGTGCCCAAATTTCCTTTCTACAGCCCACCTATAAATGGTGGCAGTGAAGGCCTTCAGATCATAGATGCTTTTCTCCAGGAGCTGGACCTCCCAGTTTTTGACAGGCCTCTCCAGGGCTGCAGAGATCTGCTTCCTCATTTTTGGGGTGACTTTGAGCTTCTGCCTGGGTGGTCTGAAAGCCATATCAGTGGACCTCCTTATAACCTCTGTAAAAGACCCATAGTGTCAGGGTCATCATCTTCAGCAGCAGTGGCAGGGACAGGGGCAGGAGTAGGGGCAGGGCTCTCCTGGGCAGCAGGAGCTGGAGCAGCCTCTTTCCCAGGGGCTGGTAGGGACTGGGGCTCATCCTCTGGCACCAGGGTGAAGTCAGCATCCTTCTCTTCACCCTCCTCTCCCAGGTCCTCAGCTCTGACCCTCTGGATCTCATCTCCCAGGGACTCATAGAGCTGCTTATAAACTCCAGCCAGGGTGTGGGCTGCATAGGCCTTTGCCCTCATGAAGTCAGCCTCTCCACTGGTGGCTTCAAAGATATTCCTCATGTCATGGGCCAGGGTCTTCAGCTTGAATCTGAGGTCAGCCCTCTCCACCTGGAGGAGGGCCTCCCTGTAGGACTTCCCAGCCTTCAGCCTCTGCCTGAAGCCCAGGACCATATCTGGGGTGATCTGCTCTCCAGTCCTCTCAGTCATGTCCTTTGCCACAGATATGATCCCCATTTCATCAGGGTAGGTCATTGCCAAAGAAGCAAAGCCCTTCTGCTCCAGGGTTTTCTGTGATCTTTTTGTGTCTCCTGCCATTGGTTTTCTATATATCCATAGAACTAATATTAAAGGCTTTGCTCCATATCCACCCCATAACCACCATAGGACAGCCAGGCTGCCACCACAGTCTGACTAATCGCGATTATGAAAATATCTTCATGATTATAAAGATCTATCACAGTCATTAATGAACTAACATTCTTATGACAGATATGTTTTTATAGATATTGATCCCATCACTCCCATAGGTCCTATGGCCAGGTTTAACCCCATTAGAACATCTGGCTTTTCATGGGACCTGGAGATGAGATGATGAGCTATAGACCTAATCTTAAAAACATGACCACCATAGGCATAAGGGAATGGGCAGCAAAGACAGAGAGATTTTTTGATGGATATGTGCCTAGAGACATAGAATCTGCAGAGCCTAAAGGGGCCTGTATGTCCTTTGGAGAGCTATTTATGAGGATGGCCGATGGACAGCGGTGCCTCCTAATAAAAAGAATTCTGCCTCCGACACACCGAAATGGCCAGCCCCTGGCTACTAAAGCATGGCTATAAGCCAAAGGACTGGACAAAGAGACTGGCCAGGGCCTATGTAGCCTTTGTCAGGGACACTGAATTCCTGGTCAGGCTCCAGGAGTCAGACCTCTTCACCTATGTCTATTATGATGTGGAGAATGACCACAGGGGCATAGATGCAAAGGTGGGCTACCTGGGAGAGGAATGGAATTTGCAGTTTTTCTGGTTCAATCCTGAGCATCCCAGAAATAGCTATCACTGGCTGGAAAAGAAGCAGGCCAAATACAGAAATATCCCTCACCTTATATACATCCCTCTGACCCCTCTGGAAGCTGACATCATAGGAGGATTCAACTTCTTCCCTGCAGATAAGGTCCAGGAGATCATTAAGTTTGCAGAGAGGCAGTGGCTCATGGAATTCTCTGCTCAAAGGACTGCAAAAAAGGTGACAGGCTCAGCACTACCTATCTGAGCCTCTCTTTTCTACTTTTTCAAAGCCTCAGGGGCCTTAAAGGTGCCAGGGCTAATGGGCAGCCCAGAAGCATCACAAAACTCCAGCCAGTCCATGCTGAGGGGCATGGGTTTGCTGATGTTTGTGTGCCTGTTAATGACAAAGCTGCCATTCACAAAAGTGGTAGTGACCCATTCAGGCTTTCCACTGGTGCCATCTATGACAGAGCCCTGCAGTGTGCCATCACCCTGCATGTAGTACTGGCTGTCAAAGCTCTCAGAAAACATCTGCATTCTGCCAGCACCAGTGAAATTCCCTAAGTTGCTGGCCCTCAGGGTGTCCTGCCAGCCTGTCCTCTTAGAGTTAGCACTCAGCAGGTACTGATTCCAGATGTTTTTCTTAGAAGCCTGCAGCACATAATCAGACCCAAAGGTATAATTCATCTCACCCCAGGTCCAATTTAGCCTTTTACTGTAGCTCTGCATGCCCTGGCCTATGGCCCTTTCCTTCACCTCAGCACTATCAGAGGTGAAGTGGCCCAGGCCATCACCCAGGATCATCACATCCTCTGAAATGGAATTACATGAGACAGGCATCAGAGTGAGCAAATAGGCTATTAGGGCAATCAGACCAATTAAATAGGTTTTCGTGCCTTTTCACCGTCCTTTAAGGTTTATTTTATTAAACGTGGATTTTATATCCACAATTAAGTTAATCAAAGCCAAGTTAATAAGCCTTTGCCCAAACTAAGCTTTATAGAATCTTTTTCATTCCAGAAAGATGATAACTGTCTAAATTATAATAATGACAGGGGTCCTTTTGGGCCACTTTAGGCCATTTCATGGCTCCTGCTATCGGTTGGCTGGGTGGCAGGGGTACCCCCCTATTCTTTTATACTATATTCTCCCTTCTAAAGAATAAGAGAGAAATAGAAGGTATAGGGGCCTACCCTGCCACCCTACCAGGCACCTCCTGATAGCGATTTCTTGAATTCTCAAAGATGGCCTACCCCAGCCAGGCAGCTCCTGATAGCGATCATAAAAATTCTTTTCTATAGGGGTAAAGGGCATATTAATAAAAATTAATTCTATAATTATTTTTGGGACATAGGGGTAGAAAGAAATTTGATGGCAAAAATAGGCTAAAAATGAAAATGATTTTAAGGGGCCTACCCTGCCACCTCTGCCATCTTTGGAGAAGACTTCCTTTCAGTGATTGAACTTCCTAAATCTTTTAATCTCATCCCCTCCTCTGAGAAGCCCAGGCCCTTTATAGCTGGCCTCCTTATGCCAGTGCCATCTGAGAGCCTGGTATTAGCCACTGCATAGCCTCCATAGACCCCTTTGAAGAAGCTCTCTTTAGGCAGCTCCTTATCATCAGTCTCCAGGCACCAGCCCCTGAAGGCCATCCAGAGGTCTTCTTTGAGTAGAATAGAAGTGGAGTCCTTCAGAGTAGCTGCAGCCATGAATTCATGAATAGCCTGGACGGGGACACTCCTTCTCTGGTATTCCTCAGCTATGTCCTCTACCTCCAGGTCATAGGTGAATGCCTGGTTTTGCAGCAGCCTCCTGAGCCCAGAGATGGCTAGATTAAGGAAGCCTGACAACTCCTCAGGGGTGGTGAGCTTATCCAGGAGATGGATGTCAGCAGTCTCTTTTTCAAACCTGTTGGGGAAGTCCATCAGGATGATCCTGCTAAAGAAGCCATAGGTCTCATCCATGCTTTTAGGCAGGGCATTAGCAGAGAAGATCTGCTTAGAATAATTGATCATTTCTGGGCAGCCTTATACTTCTCCTCAATGGTCATGGGGTCTCCAGAGGTGATGATCTTAAAGGCATCTGTGAGGCCCAAAGTCATGTCAGGCAGGTCAGTATAGAAATTGATGAGCTTCCCCTTCAATTCTGCAGCCTTGAACTTCCTGGAGAGCTGCTGGAGGGGCACAGAGGCACAGTTATCCAGACTCACCAGGGCCAGCAGGAGATTCACCCAGGTGGACTTCCCATTCCTGCCCTCACCCAGAAGCAGAAAGCCCTTATGGATGGGGTGGGACTTATAGAGGCAGTATCCTGCCATCTCCTCCAGGAGAGGGATGTCTTTGGGCTTCACTATTTCACCCATGAACTTCCTGATGGCAGGACAGTCAGCTCCAGGTTTAAACTCCACTGGGAGCTGGATCACAGTCAGGAAGTCAGGGGAATGGGGCTCCAGTTTGCCAGTGTCCAGATTCAGAATGCCATTCTTCACACTGATCCTATTAGGATCAGCATCAAAGTCCAGGAAGTCACATGCAGTCAGTCTCTTTATCTGGCCCAGGACCTCTGCCACTACAGTGTTTGTGGTGGAGGGGCCTCCTAACTGCTGAATCAAGCTGCCCAGAGGCACTTCACCCTCAAATTTATAGACCCCTTCATCATAGACCAGGATCTCTCCACTCTTCAGGGTCTTCACATGCTCAGAGCCCATGATGACCTCCACACAATACCTGATGATGTCCCTCCTGAATTCACTCATGGAGTCTCCATCAGGCAGCCTGGGCACAGCCATTCCCAGCTCTTTAGCTCTCTTCAGGATGGCTGCCCATTTGTCAGGCTGATCTTTTCTCCATCCCTTATAACAGTCATCACAGCAGATGATGCCCTCTCTGATGCCCAGAAGCTCCCAGGGGCCTCCACCACAGAAGTCATGGCCAGGCTCACCCTTCCCCTCTGGTGGATGGCATCTGTAGCATATCCAATTATTCTTATGGATATTGATGCTGAAATTCCTGCCATTATCAGAGCCATGAATGGGGTGAGTGCCCTGGATCTCTCCTGAGCTTTCCCTATCATCCTTGATAATGTTATCAGGCAGCATGACATCCTCCACCCTCAGGAAGTCACTCCATCTCCTATAGCCTGCATTCTGATTTTCACTGGCAGAAGAGCCACTCTTTGAGCCAGGCTTCTTCTCTTTGACATCCACCTTCTGTGAGGTCCTCAGAGGCTTCAGGGCCTCCATGAGCTGATCCTTGTGATGTGAGCTATAGGCACATCTTTGATGACCTCATAAGCCCTGATTTCAGTGCCTTCTTCCCTGGGGATCTCCCTTATGGACCCTGGCCCTACTGCCTGCATGCCCAGGGCTACCAGGTCAGCCACATGGACATATACATCTTTGTTATTTTTATCTTTAGTAAGTTTTTCAGGGTCATAAAGAGCTTAATTTCTTTTCTACGCCTGGGCAGATTACATAGACATGTTTGCCTCCTTTCCCTGGGGTTCTGATTGTTAAAGTCTCTGTTGGAAGAAGAGCCATGACTCCTAGCTCTTCAAGCCTGGCTAGATCATCAGCATCAAAGATTACTAGATCTCCATGTCCACCCAGGACTCCATAATTGCCACCTCTTTTTAGCCATTCCTGCAAAATTGGATTATCCCATAAATATCCTTTCTTTGACCAGCCTGGTTCAAAAGGTTTTTTGTCTCCTTTGGCAACTTTACAAAATCTAAAATTTTCATTTTGTAGCTGACTGGGAATTGAAATGTTTTTCATGTAGGCCTCCTAAAATCTATATGACATAGCAGTTTCACAAGCATTCATTAAAGCAGAAGAATCTGTATTATACGCTTTGTCATCACCATGAGTACAACTACATCCAAGTCTTCCACCTCTGCCATCATATTCTATTCCAGTTCTTTTGCCACAATAGCATTGACACCAATTGAATGGCCAATCATATCCATAATTGCCCATGCCAGAGATGTCTATAAAAGCATAACATGAATTAGGCTGAGGATATTCATCTTGGTTTGGTAATTTTATACCTCCATAAAATAGATATGTAGGGGTCTTTGTTGCTTTTGCTAGTGCTTGGCATTTTTTCCCTATAATATCACCTATAGTAGGCTCTAACCCTTTTATTTCTACCCAACCATATCCAGGCAAATAAAAATCTGGCAGATACCAGCCTAAGTCTCCCAAATCATAACCTTCCTTTTCGTACTCGTATTCAATTCCTAAGGCATCATAGAATACTGCCCACCTAGCCTCCAGCCTACTTCTGAAGAGATAGCCATTATATTTGGTCTGTATGGGTTTTATACTTCCTGCCATTACTGTCACTTCCTAATTTAATATACTTTTAAAACTTTACAGGGGCCTACCCTGCCAGTTAGCCTGGGCATCACTGGGATTTAAGCCTTTCCATTAGATACCAGCAGACCACAAAGATCAGCACTAAGACCATAAAACCTATGGCCTTTAAACCAGAAAATAAAAATTCCCAGGGGCTCAATCCCACCACCAGGGTGTCTGGACCTGCTGAATGATGATGTCTAGCTGAGCCCCTGCAGGTGCCAGCATGCACTGAGCCAGGGAATAGACCTTTAGGGCTATGCAGTTCATGACATCATTATCCAGGGCATGGCTGGGCACTCTGACCTCTTCATCCAGGATAACAGTGCCATCCAGAGTGGCCTTCACATCCCACCAGCTAACTGGCATAGCCAGCCTCCAAAGGATCAAAGTCCAGGAGGAAGACCTGGCTCAGGTCAGATCCATTCTCCAGAGCATCAGTGATGACCTCCTCTAGCCCCATAGCTGCCAGGGTCCTCCTGGCATCCAGGATGGCCTGCTGCCTGACATTATTCATCCTTCAGCTCCTTCAGGCTGGGCCTGCTGCTGAGCTGCCATCTTCTTCTCCATAGAGATCCTCAGGGCCTCTTTGTAATTAGGCAGGGCATAGGCAAAGTGATCCTTAATCCTCTTCTTTGCCTCCTGGGCTCTGACATGAATTGCTTCTCCCACTCCAGGACCTGGAAGAGAGCATCAATGGAGTCCAGGAGCTTCTGATCTCCTCCAGCCAGGAGGTCTTCCTGCAGGACTGCCAGAAATTGCAGAGCCTGCTGTCTCTTTCTATTCCTATCTACCTGCTTCTGCTTCTCCAGGTCAGCCCTCTCCTGTAGCTTCTTTTTTAGCCTGCCCTGCCTCTTTGTTTTCTGCCTCTCAGGGCAATCTTCAGATGCTGACATGCTGCTCCTCCTGATCCAGCCATTTTAGAGCCAGGACCCTTCTGCCTTCAACTCTATCCAGCTCCTGCTCATCAAAAGAAAGCATCTCATAGGGAGTTTGCATCTGCTTCTCCCATCTGGCCACCAGGCCTGCAGGGATGATGACAGAGCCATCATCCTGCTTCTTTGAGAGGGAGAATAGGTGCCTCATCCAGCCAGACCACTGGGCATGGGCCAGGGCAGCCAGCCCCTCCAGGCCCACTTCCTCTCCCATGACCACCCTTCTCAGCATTGCCATCTGATGCCTGCCTTTTACAGTGTCTATGCCAGGCTCTTTAGGTATCTTCTCTGTCATGACCATGCTTCACTCCTTCTCCTCTTCCAGCTCAGTGATTCTGGCCTGCAGCTCCTCTATTTTCTCCAGGGCATCATCCAGCTCACTCTGCTTCTCCTCCAGGTCTGACTCCAGACTGTCCTTCTCAGACTCCAGGCTGTCCCAGTCTTTGTGATGGTCCATAGCCTCATAGAGTGTCCAGAGGATATTTTCAATGGTGGGAGCCACCTCTCTGGCTGACTTTGCTTCATCCCAGAGAGCCCTGCAGGCTTCCAGAGCATGACTGTCCTGGGTCCTGATGCCCTCCAGGAGAGCATAGAGAATGGCAGAAGACCTGAGGAGGAGCTGCTTCTCATCATCAGGCAGGCTGGGGTCAATTTTCACAGCCTGGTCTTCAGAGCCAAAGCTCTCCAGGTGGATGCCTTTAGAAAGGAAGCTCTGGCCACTCAGAAAATGCTGCTTTGTATCCAGGGCATAGATCCTGAAGCCCACAGGGATGACATCACCAGGCTGGGAGCCCAGGAGCTGCTCCATCTGGAGCTTCATGTCTTCAAAAAGCTGCTGCATATTCAGGCTTTTCTTAGGCCTGAAAGGTGCTGTCTTCAGGCTTTCATTAGGCCTGAAAGGTGCTGTCTTTTCTTTAGCCTCCATAGTATCTATGGGACCACTGGAAGGTATTTAAAATTATGGGCATTGCTGGCCATGACTGGGCACTACAATAAAAACCAGTAGCTAGAGAAGAAGTGAGCAAAAATGGCTTATACTTAGGGCTTAATTTTCAAAGAAAAGAATTCCGAAGGGTCCAGGGTCCACACCCATGAGGGTGGGCTTATTCACATAGTACCTGAAATAAAGAAGTTAGGAGAAGAGGGACGGACAAAAAGAGATTAAATTTCATAATATACTACAAACCCCTCTACTGATAGAATCTCCTCATTAAGATAGGCTTTTAGTGATTCATTGGGCTGTCCACACATCGGCCACCAAAGAAAGTCTATATTAAATGGGTTCATTTCTACTGGTAGTTCACCCGTTTGGGGCCTGTCTCCTAAAAAGAGTTTTATTCTAGCGTTTTCTTTCGTAGCTGCCCAATTTTTGAATGTCCATAGATATATCCTCACTACTCTTAGAGATTTGCCAGGAGAAGGTGTAATAAGAGAATTCATCCCCTGGGATAAAACAGAAATCGGAGCCTGGGAATAATCTGCTTGTGGCACCACAGGGAAAGGTATCTCCACACTATCACTATTTTTAACTCCTCTGGCAATATAGTCATCGTATGCGGATTGATCTATATATCCTCTTATCAAACAATCGATAAGCCTAACTCTAATCATAGTGAACATAGTTAATCATAATAACTATAGCAATTATAGTATTTCTTTTTGGTTATGGAATTAAAAATGATTTGCAGCTTTAGACTCTTGGTTCAACGTGTTATTTCCAGACAGGTGATTATCCACTTCTGGACAGTGGCCCTGGGATAATGTACTCTCTTTGAAATTTCTTCCCTGGTTAAATCGGTGGTCTCCCATAGTTCTTTAATCTGGGCCTGGACAGGTGGATTCTTAGAAATGCGAAGCTGCAGCTTCCTTCCCTCAGGAGAAGAGCTGTGCGCGATAGGATGAGGCTCACTTTCTGGGCCTGATTGATCTGAGCTTATTAAATCAGCATCAGTGGAGGTGCGGCACCCTTCATCCAGGCCTCCTTTTGGACTATCATCAAAGGGACAGGTGGCTTTATTACTGTCTGGATTTTTGGACTAATGTCCACATCTCCCTGAGTGACTATAACCTCAGGCATCTCTTCTCCTCTCACTCCAGACTGCTCAGCAAAGGACCTGGCTGCAGGACCTATCCCCTGCCAGATGATGGCTGAAGCCAGCTCTCTCATGGTAGTGTGCTTTTGGGCAGCCAGGACCTCCAGCCCCAGATGGACCTTTGGATCTAAAGCCACCCTAAAATCAATCTCTTTGGCCATACATCCAAAGGGCCTTTTGGAGCTTAAAAACTTATGGATTAATAAGAAAATAGGAAAAGAAGCCCTCAGAGAGCTTCTCCTTCATTTAAGATGACCAGCTCATCAGGTGTCCCTGGAGCTTCTCTGTCATCAGCAAACTTGATCCAGGGCCAGACTGTCCAGCTTCCCACTTCATCCAGGGTGGCTGTGGAGGCCAGATCATAATAGATGATCCCTGCAGCAGCATCCTCTGCAGTGGCAGTCCACTCTCCAGTGGCCCCTGAAGGCTTTTTAAATTTGATCTTCAGAGACTTTGCTCCAGTGATGTCCACCCCAAATGTGACCATGATCCTGGCAGCACTTTGATTTTTATATAGTGTATCCATATCAATCCCCTGGGATTTCAGATTTTAATCTGGCTATGTCTTTCATAGTGGAGGTCAGTGATGCTGAGATGATCGGGTTT